CAAAGTCGGGTAAACCCTCATCAAAAACAGGGGAGCGGTACTTGCCTGAAAAGGCGATAAAATCACTTACACCCGCAGAGTATGCAGCTACGACTAAAGCTAAGCGGGTAGGTAAAGCTGCAGGTAAGCAGTTTGTAGCGCAGCCTAAGTCGGTGGCTAAAAAAACAGCAGGGTTTAGATAATGGCAACCTCCGGAATCTCCGACTTCAACCTAGACCTTAGTGACATCATTGAGGAAGCGTTTGAACGCGCCGGTTCCGAGTTGCGCACTGGCTACGACATGAGGACGGCACGGCGGTCACTGAACTTGTTGTTCGCAGACTGGGCCAACCGCGGTATCAACATGTGGACGATCGACACAGGGACTATTGACCTTGTGCCGGGGACTGCTACGTACGAGCTGCCAACAGACACTGTAGACCTCATCGAGCACGTCATCCGCACAGGCGCAGGCAACGCATCAACGCAGGCAGACCTAACCATAACGCGAATCAGTGTATCGACGTACTCTAGTATCCCAAACAAGCTGACACAGGCCCGTCCTATCCAGATCT